AATAACATACATGGCTAGTTATGTCTTTCCTCCGGAAGGTCGAAGAGTCGGAGGAATAGGGGCTTTATTCAATACCCGCCCCTATGGGTATTACTCATTACCAGATCCTATAGAATCCTCCTATACCTACATAAGGTGATAGTCCATGCTTTCCGATCCCATAACCGGCTATCGCGCCGATTCCCCATCTACGTGGGGTGATCGTCTTGGTTATATACTCAGTCTTGCGATATACATCGATGTAATCAAGATTAGGCTTGTAACCCGAAATTGAAAGTCGGTAATCATCCGTCTTGTACTCCTTTTGAGTTATCGGTAAAGGAACATATACAGGTTCCTTTACCGTGTCACCGTCCAACGTGATATAAACAGGGAACGGCTCAGGTATTGTTCGTACCAGTGTCTCATAAACCGGGTACGGGATGCTGTCGTGTATCGTATCGACAAGAGTGACCGTGTCTGTATTTGATATCGAATCACCGGCCACATCCCCCCGGATATGGTAGCCAGCCGTGAAACTGGCTACCAAGCACACTAGTATTAATATTGCTTGCCACGGTTTCATTTTGCGATTCCCTCAATACGGATGCGCTCAATAAGGATTTGCCTATAAGCTTCCATCGCTCCGAATTGTGCACGTAGCAATACTTGCTTTTGCGTTGACAATCCTTTGAACATATCCGTACCAAAAAACTTACCTAGCTTTTCTTGTTTATCGGATAATTCGGACAATTCTATTTGGAGACGATCCGTAAACGTATCACAGACCTTATAAGCCTTCTCGAATGGCCCTGCTGGACTCCATGACTCGTAACCGTCTTGATACTTCACATGATAGCCAGCATTTGACTTCTCGCTTTCGTTAGGTACTCTTCCTGCTTGTAGCAATCCTTTATCAAACGCTTCGCTCATTGTCATAGGTTCTGCTTCAATCTGTTTTGTTCCAATATATTTTTTCATCTTATTTTACGCTAACCTCTACAGCATTAGGTCTTGTTATTGTTAAAGTAAATTCCATCCAGCTATAACGTCCGACATTTCGGCCTCCCTACCGTTCTCGACCTTGCTCATCCCCGCTACTATCCGAGTCATTTGCTCACGATCGTTTATATCTACAGGATCATCAGCCGGGATGCCGGCGTAATTGGACACGGCTTTAATGTAAACCTCCGTATCATTCTCGTTTTCCGGCGCCCAGCGACCGATCATCTTGCGGATCGTATCCAGTCCGTAGTTCTTGCGATAATTAGATAGGATACGGAATACCGCCCTGTATCCATAGGCCATCGTCTCGAACTGCTTAAATGATTTATCTCGGCTAGGTCTAACCTCTCCTTGGAACAAGTCTCCGTTGATCCGGATGTTTCCCGGGTTGTTGTTTCTCAAACCTCTAGGTAAATAGTTTTCTTCCATTTCTATTTGATTTTATTTGTATATTTGTGACGCTTTGTTAACCTTGCTATCCTCCCTTGCGAAAGACAGGAAGCTAAAATTTATCCGGCTCCCCTATCCTTTTGGATCTGGGGAGCCTTTTTTATTCTTTGTCTTGTTATACTCATCCAAGAAATTGACTTTGCTTATAAATTTTACGGCGGCAACCCAATACAAGAAGGCTATCACCTTGTTATCCGGGAATACCTTGCCCATGTTCTTCAAGACATTGGTCCCGTAAAACCATATCATCGCCCACGTGATCCAAGACACGAAAGCCTTGGCGTTATCCTCCGATATATCCATCATCACGCCTATCCAGAATGAGATAATTATGATCAGGAAATAGACTAGCATGTACACCCAGCTACGGATGAACTTGCTTTTCCGGAAATCCCCGTGATCCGCAGCCAACCCCCAGAACGTATCGATGAAGGCCAGCGACAGGATCACCACCAAGAAGTTCTCGATAGGCGAAACAAAGTCCATCGCCGTGACAACGGCGGCTATGGCGATGGACTTGGCCCAGTTAGCGAGGTCGGATATGTAGGAGAGATAACGGTACATACCTTTATATACTTATAGTAATATTTACAAAGTCAATCTATATACACCTAGGCCATTGTTTATAGCAACCCATAACGCCCCTTCGTAGATAGTACAATCTTCAGGCTCTTCTATTATAACGTTATTTAGGTTTATCTGATTAGTAAGTTCATGACTAGTTGTATCATAAACTTTTATTTGCCTATTTGATGATTCTGTTCCGAAAACAAAATAAATCTTTCCGTCATTTACACAGCAACCTTGAGATACACTTTCCTCATAATTGTATCCATCTTCTATCCATTGGTCAATGATATCATGTTCGGATAAAATAATATCACCATCATTAGGATTAGGCATATTAAACTTATAAAAACGCAAGCTATCTACAGGTGTAGACGCATCACCTGTTCTTCCAATCCCAATAGCCCACAAATACCCATCATCTCCAGCTATTACATTAAGAGTGTGTTTATCAAAATAAGAACTGAAACTAATACTTTGAACTGTTACCGATCCATTCAAAGTCAATTGTTCAACTCTACATATATTTTTTAATAATGTACTTACATACAATAGAGGAAATTCTTCTCCTTCTCTTTTGCTAGGGGCAAAAGAAGCCGAATTACAATGGTTTTTTACAGTTTCAGAGTAAGATCCTAGTGGAAATTTAGCTAATTCAAACATGTTATAATTATTTGACACATCAAATATTTGGCAATATCCTTTGTCATACAATCTCACAAGATAATTATTATAAATATCACAACCCTGTGAAGATAATGTGGCACCTTCATAGGTTATATTGTTCTTCATACAATACATCCCTAACCTTTGTATGTTACCTTTATTGACCGAAGGAAGTACTATTTTATCCCCAGTATAGGTTATACCCCTGTATCCCTCGTTTAATACATAAGACGTTACGTCCTGCAAACTAACTGTAAGTTCAATACCTTCTGCACCTTCATGTAACAGGATGTATACTCTAGCTGATGGATATGAATTTCTTGCCTTATAAATACTGCTAAAAGGATGTTTCACATACTCTTTGTCTAATAAGCTTATGTTATAATTATAACCTAGCCCTAATGTAAAACGAGTACCACCTATAACACTCGGGCTGCTAATAGTTATTCTGTAATATCTACCAGCCTTGACTTGGATATTTGGTATCACTGTCCAAGCATTTGTATTATTCGTAGGTCTGTTTTTAGTAACCCATTTAGTTGTAATAACATCAGATTCTAAATCTTGAGAAAAATAATGGTAATAAACAGGAGATTCACATTCAACTCCATCCGCATAACTATCTCTTTCAATGACTTTTGATCTAACACCAAATCGACTACCAACTGAACCTAATTGATGATAACTCCTATTCGAAGTATCATCATTACCAAAAATATAAAAATCATAATATCCTCTATGGGTATTTCTTTTACGCAAGTTATATTTTCCTGCTGGATAATTTTTCATATCCTCTACTGCCTTATCAAAAGTGGCATTTGCATCTCTATATACCCCATAGCTATCATTAGCTGTTCCTAACCATTGTATAGTAAAATGCAAATCATTTACATCTACCGTATCATCACTTTTTCTAATTCTAAAGTGCCTATAGAATTTGGTTGCTTGACCAAAGAAACTTACACCTTCATACAGTTCTTCAGGAGTAAAAGTCTCACCAAAATCAGGAAGAGATATTGAGCATCCTATTAGACTGTCTGTTTTTAATGTTATTTCATATGTGTTTCCATCATATATTGGGTAGAACCCAAGACCTGTAGTATCTGTCGGATCAGTATTTGAAACCCATTTCCCACTCATCTTTGCCATTGACAAGTATAGTGGTTCCCATGACTCAAAAGTAATATTACCATCTTCTCCTATTGTTCCGTTTCTAAACTTTATATAAGGATTTGATGTACCATGCACAATCTGAGAAACAACCTGAGTTACAGTCTTAGTGACATTGTTATAAGATACTTGCATAAGTGCTGAGTCTCTATAACTTGCGTTATCATTCCTAACATAAACCCCAGGTTTAAGATACTCATCTTCATGATTTAGTTCAAATGTAGGAATCACTGTATAATCAGTACTAATATCCCTTATGTTTACTGTAACATTTGCCCCAGAAGTACAGTTCTCCATATACACTCTAGCATTGTTTGTGTCAACTGTAGCTTTCTTATATACCGTAGCTTCGGTAACATTTCCTATAATAATAGACCCATTACCCCCTAACCCAACAGAAGCCTTGTCTGATAAAGGAATATCAGAATGTACCGATATCTTATAGATACGTCCTGCTTTTACTGGTAAAATTCTAGGGATAACAGAATCACCTGTTGGGTCATTGGTAAGAGTTGCCGAATATGTTATACCACCACTTGACTCTAAAAGAAGTTGGCTTATTTTAGGCAATAAAGCTTCCTTAAGACTTATAGGCTTCGCATCTGTTCCAACCCATGGTGCTTTAGTATGACTTTTCGTGAACACATATAAAAGACCTTCATGACGGACAACTTCCCCTTCAGCATATTCATAGTCCTCTCCAAAAGTCGTGAAATCATTAAACCCTACTATTTCACTAATAGCCTTTTGGCTCATGACCTCCGTCTCACTATTCCCGATCGTCTGCACCACCCCGGCGGCTATGCTTTGGAAAACCCCGTTATCTCTCCATCCTGAATCGTTATACACGTACATCCGGTATATAGGATTCTTATGTTCCGTGTCCTCCGCTGCGTACGTAGGACCTACCATGTAGATATCACCCTGTTTCACGCCCGTAGAGGGAAGGGCTGACGATGTAGCGACATACCCTTTTATATACAGGTCTTGCGTGAACGGCTTTGACAGGTCTGACCATGTTTTCTGATCCCTTGATATCTGGATCTTATTGTCTTGATAGCGGAACCAAGCGGCGATATACTCAGAGATCTCATTCCATACCTCTCCATCATACGAGTATCGCAGCTTGTTATTAACCGTGCGAAGCATGGGAGTAAGCCCGTTGTCCCCTTTAGGCCCCTGTGCCTTGAAGCCGGTATCAACGCCATCTTGAAACCAATTTCCGTTAGAGCCTATGGTTATGTTACCCCCGACCGGAAGGGCGTCCGTTATCCTAGTCCAAGAGGAGTCAAGACGGAAGAAATCATCGGCGATACAAAGATCATAGGTGAGTTTCTCCGTTATCGTCTCCTCGTCAAGGTTCTTGTAAGTGATTATGATACCCTTCCTTCTCATCCAGAAAGGCAATTGTATACGGGTATCCCCCGCCGATCCCATCCAAGGCAAATACACGTTGTTGCATTTCCACAATATGGAATCAAGCCTCTCTTTCGTCCTAGCGTCATATACGGCCTGAATGTATGTCAACGGATAGATAGGAAAACGCTCGTTCTTATCCTTGGCCAGCTTGTCTAGCTGCTGTACGCTATCCCTCTCGTAACCCTCGCAAATATCTTTTCGCTCTTCCATGATGTATCGTGCTTTAGTTCGTTATACGTAAAATATGTTGTAGCCGGCGTTAAGTCTCAAGATCAAATCAAGGTCGTTAGCCTTTGACCAATCCTCGCCTTCCTTCTTATAAAGGGCTAGCTTGAATACGCTCGTATTATCCAACTGATCTAATTTGTAGATGTTCCCGGCCAGATAGAAAGGCTTACCTACCCTTATGCGCTGATCGCCGTTCTCCGTAAGATCGATGTTCTTACGGCCTTTGTACAATGTCCTTACCTTCGGCTTGTAAACAGAAAATACAAGCTTGAATATCTTTCTGATGATCGTGTATATGAATTGTCTCATGATTATAATGTTTTAATGGTTATACGGTAGCTCCGGTAGCGTCGACCCAGTTTGATCCATTCCACCATTTCGGTTTATTCAATGTTGTGTCATAGAGGCATTGACCTTTTGCGTATGTACCCTGAATTTCAGCTGTGATATAATCGGATATGATACATCCATTCGGTAAGATTTTTGTGGCATCTAAAACTATAGTACCATTACTAAACTTACCGCCTTGAAAATCTAATATGCAATTAGATAACAATTTAAGTACACTTCCATTTAAGTCGATATCTTCCGTGACCTTATAAATCACATTAGATCTATTAAATATATCTTTTTTTAAATCCATTTTATTACAGCTATTTATATTTAAATCGATAACACCTATCCTATAGTATTACACAATGACAGCTTTATCAGTCAAAGTCCCATCCATGTTTATAAATTTTGTTCCATCCCAAGTAACTTTTGTTTCATGAGAAAATAGCCAAAATGTTATTCCAGAATCATCACTAGTAAGAATTTCTTTAAGTGCTTCAAGATTTTCATAATTAACTCTTCTATTTCTGAATACGTATCCGTCTGAAGTTCTAAATGTTTTTGTATAAGAATCCCAAAATACCGGAAACTTGTTATCAAGCAGAAAAAAATATTCTCCACTTCTATACGAATCCAATGAAAGAGGAAGATCTTTACTCATCATAGTCTTAAATATATCATATCTTGGGAATGATACTATATCCTTTATGCTCTCGTAAGGAACTTCTTCTACATTTATATTAAGAGGTTTAGTGTATTCACCTCCACTAATAGGAGGATAACCTATACCCGGACCAGTACTTTCACCTTCCTTTAATATACTATATTTAGATTTAACAACGTAATATACTGCAATATTCACATTAGAAGACAAAGGGGTTTCAAGTATATTTGCTCCCATTGATAAATAAATATCATAAGTATTTCTTTTATTATCAACAATGATATTTGAGAATATTGGTGAGTTTTTATAAGCTGATTCATAAGGAGTAGAATCTTTATTATAGGATATATTTATATCTCTAATAGCATTATTATGAATATTTCCTGTAGTATATTTTGTTGTATTTATAGAAAGCTGATTGCCATTTGCAAATGCAGTTAACTCTATCTCACTAAATTGATATCTTGAAATAGAAATTTTATAAGCATTATTAGGTTTTAAAGTCCCTAAAAACTTGATTGTACCTTCTGAATC